AAGACGTCATCGACCTGCAACGGCAATACCGCTGCCTGCTGTGGGTGGTCGAGACGGTGCAGTTTCAGGCGTTCCTCTACTCCGAGCTGGTGAAGCGCAGCGCGGCGCGCGGCATTCCCGTCCCGGCGCGCGCCATCACGCCGATCTCCGACAAGGTGCTGCGCATCGAGAGCCTTCAGCCGCACATGGCGAACGGGCTGATCCGCCTGCACCCGAGCCAGACCACGCTGATCGATCAGCTGCGCCACTTCCCCAAGGCCGACCACGACGACGGCCCGGACGGCTTGCAGATGCTGTGGATGGCCGTTACCACCATGATGGGCGGCAGCGCCGGCTTTCAGGCCATGCCGCGCCGTACCGCCGGCGCCGACTCGCGCGCCGACGACTACGGCGACACCTCCAGAAGGATGATGTGATGAAGATCCTCGACCAACACGGCAACCCCATCGACACCGGCGCACTCAAGGAACCGCAGACCAGCCGCATCGCCACGCTGGAGAATCAGTACCTCACGCCGATGCTCGGCGGTCTCACGCCGTCGCGCCTGGCCTCGATCCTGCGATCCGCCGACGACGGCGACCTGACGGCGCAGCATCGCCTCTTCGCCGACATGGAAGAGCGCGACGCGCACCTCTACGCCGAGATGATGAAGCGCAAGCTGGCCGTGATGGGGCTGGACTGGGACATCGTCCCGCCCAGGAACGCCAGCGCGAAGGAAAAGGCCGACGCCGAGTGGGTCAAGGAAGTGCTGACCGATGCCATCGACCCCATCGAGGATCTGATCCTCGCCCTGATGGAGGGCGTCGGCCACGGCTTCGCGCCCGTCGAGCTTGAGTGGCGACAGGAGGGACGCGAATGGCTGCCCGCCTTCTTCCCGCGCCCGCAAGAATGGTTCCGCCTCTCGCAGAACCGGCGCGAGCTGCGCCTGCTCGATGCCGCCGTGGACGGCGCGCCGCTCCAGCCCTTCGGCTGGGTGCTGCACACCCACGGCAAACCGAAGACTGGCTACATGGGGCGCATGGGCCTGCACCGCACGCTCGTCTGGCCCTTCCTCTACAAGGCCTATGCCCTGGGCGACTTCGCCGAGTTCCTCGAAACCTACGGCCTGCCGATGGTGGTGGGCAAGTATTACCAGGGCGCCAGCGCCGACGAGAAAGCCAGCCTGATGCGCGCCGTGACGGCGCTGGGCCACGACGCCCGCGCCATCATGCCGGCCGACATGCAGCTCGAAATCCAGAAAGTCACCGGCGGCGGCGACAGCACGCCGCACCTGGCGATGATGGGCTGGGCCGATAGCGCCGAAAGCAAGGCCATCCTCGGCCAGACCATGAGCGCCGAGGCCAAGGCGTCCGGCCTCGGCTCCGGTAACGCCCAGCTGCACGGCGAGGTGCGCGACGACATCCGCAACGCCGACGCCCGGCAGATCGCCGGCACCATCACGCTCGACCTGATCTATTCGCTGCTGGCTCTCAATCGCGGCATCGACAGCCCGCGCCGCTGCCCGCGCCTGGTGTTCGATACCGGCGAGGCCGAGGATCTCTCCGCGCTGGCCGACAGCGTCGGCAAGCTGGTCACGGCCGGCATGCGCACGATCCCGGTGGCGTGGGTGCATGAGAAGGGCCGCATCCCGCAGCCGGAAGGCGACGAGCCCACGCTGGGCGGCGATCCGCCCCCGCCGCCGGAGGGCAAGACCAGGGCCGCGCTGGCGGCGCTGAAGGCCGAGGGCGCGGATGCCACCGACGAGCTGGATGCCCTGGCCGACGACATGGCCAGCGACTGGGAGCGCGTTACCAATCCGCTGGTGTCGCCCATCGAGCGGCTGATGGAAGAGTGCAAGACGCTGGAGGAATTCCGCGCCCGGCTGCCGCAGGTGCTCGAACGGATGGACACCTCTGCCCTGGCCGAGCTGATCGCCCAAGGCGACTTCGCCGCCGCGATCTGGGGGCGGGTGAATGCCGAGGATTGAACTCAAGGCGCTGCCGCCGGAGGAGGCCATCGCCTACTTCCGCCAGAAGGGCTACAAGGTCGGCTTCGATCACCGCGACGTCTGGCAGCAGGAGCACCAGGCCGCGTTCACCGTGGCCAAGGCCATGCAGATCGACCTGCTCGCCGACATTCGCGCCCAGGTCGATGCCGCCTTGATTGACGGCACCACCTTCGAGACCTTCAAGGCGAACCTCAAGCCCAACCTGGTCAAGCGCGGCTGGTGGGGCAAGGCCACGATGCCCGACCCCGCCACCGGCGAAATCAAGGAAGTGCAGCTCGGCAGCACGCGCCGGCTCAAGACCATCTACGATACCAACCTGCGCACGGCGCACGCCGAGGGCCAGTGGGAACGCATCCAGGACGCCAAGGCGAGCCTGCCATACCTGATGTACGACCACACCCCCAGTCCGCACGAACGCAAGGAACACGCGGCCTGGGACGGCCTGGTGCTGCCGGCGGACGATCCCTGGTGGCGGGCGCACTACCCGGTCAAGGCGTGGGGCTGCAAGTGCCGCGTGATCCAGATGGGCGAGCGGCAGTTGGCGCGGCGCGGCCTCAGGGTCGGCACCGCGCCGGCCGAGCGTTACACCGACTACACCAACAAGCGCACCGGCGAGACGCAGCGCGTGCCCGTCGGGGTGGCGCCGGAATTCAACTACCCGCCGGGAGGGCGCCGCGCCAACCTGATCGAGTTCATGGCCGGTAAGATCGAGCGCCTGCCGGCCGACCTGCGCCCGGCGGCCGTGACAGCGCTGGCCGGCGGATCGTTCTCGGAATGGCTCAAGGCGCCTGTCGGCGATTGGCCCATCGGCACGCTGCGCGCCGCGCACGCGGCCGGCATGGGCCTGCGGACGGATGTCGTGCGCCTGTCGTCGGCGACGATGACCAAGCAGGCAAAGGAACACCCCGAGATCGCCGCCGACGAATACCGCTATGTCCAGGATGCGCTGGCGCGCGGGCGAGCGATTCGGGAGAGCGACAAGGCGATGCTCTTTCTGCTGGAGGAAGAAGGCTACGTTTCGGTGGTCAAGGCGACGCAGACCGGGCGCGCGGCTTTCCTGACCAGCTTCCGTCGACTGTCGAGCAAACAGGTCAAGCGCGACGAGGAAGTGCGCAGGCTGCTGGCGAAGGGGAAAGAAAAGTGAGTAGCGGGCGGTGGGGCCCCCCAGTCCGGTTTCCCGGCAACCCCACATGGCGCTCCGGCATTGCTGCCGTGCTACGGCCGGGGGAATATCACCGTGTCGCGCCCGCAGGAGAAGCATAGCACCTAAAGAGGGAAATCGCCGTAGCGCGTTTTTTTACCCCCGACGGCTGCGCTGATGCCTGCGGGGGCAAAAAAATCGCACCACGGGCCGGGTAACGCGCCGGTAACGCTATTGCCGCCCGCCGCGCGCGAGGCGATTTTCGGGTTTTCGGTGTTTCTTTCCCTTCGGGCAGTTTCTAACCGGCGTTAATGGAACTGGGTGCGGCGCATCGGCAACATGCCGGTCATGTCGCGCCGCCTTCCTTCCCATTTCGCCGTCGCCGCTCTCTCCGTCGATCTGACGGCGGGCGGTAACGCGCCCACCGAGTTCCGCCTGATCCCCCTCGGCCGTTTCCTGCCGGCGGCGGGTTCGTTCTGGGCGGACAAGGTTCCGAACGGCTGGCTCCTCACCGAAGACAGGGCGCGCTCTATTGTTGCCTTGCGTGCCGGGATGGTAAAGCAGCCGGTTATCGACTACGAGCACCAGACGCTGAACGCCGCCGAGAACGGCAAGCCGGCCCCGGCTGCCGGATGGATCGGCGGCCTCGAACTGCGCGCTGACGGCATCTACGCCGTCGATGTCGAGTGGACGGTGCGGGCTGCGCAGATGATCGCCGACAAGGAATACCGCTACATCAGCCCCGTGTTTCCTTACGACAGCCGCACTGGCGCCGTGCAGGGCTTTGCGCATGCTGCCTTGGTGAATGATCCCGGCCTCGATGGCCTCACCGATTTAGCCGGCGCGGCGGCTCTTTCCGCGCTCTTCATGGAGGATGAACCTATGAAAGCATTGCTCGCTGCGCTCGGCTTGTCCGAGACGGCTACCGAGGCCGAGGCGCTCGCCGCGCTGAACGCCAAAACCGCGCCGATCCAGGCCGAGCTGGCCGCCCTCAAGGCGCAAGCGCCCGATCCCGCCAGATACGTCGAGGTCGCCACGCTCACCGCCGTGCGCACCGAGCTGGCCACCGCCACCACCGAGCTCGCCGCCCTCAAGGCCGAGAAGGCGCAGGCCGAGGTCGACAAGGTGATCGCCGACGGCCTCGCCGCCGGCAAGCTCACCCCCGCCACCGAGCCGCACGCCCGCAAGCTGGCCGGCGATCTGGCCGCGCTCAAGGGCTTCATCGATGCCCAGCCGGTGATCGCCAAGCCGGGCGCTACCCAGACCGGCGGCGACAAGCCGGCCGGCGGCAACGGCACCACGCTCACCGACACCCAGCTTGCCGTCTGCAAGGCGATGGGCGTCACCCCCGAAGACTACGCCAAGACGCTCGCTGCCGAAGCGGTTGCGGCGGCCTGATCCTTCCACCTGACAGGAGAACACGATGGATCGCAATACTCCCATGAAGGACGGCGAACTGATCGCCGTCCCGGTAGCCGCCGACGCCGTCATCGGCGCCGGCAAGATCGTCGCGGCCGACGCCACCGGCTACGCCACCCCCGGCGCCACTGCCACCACGCTGACCTATCTCGGTCGCGCCGAGGAGGCGGTGGATAACACCGGCGGCGCCGACGGCGACAAGACCGTGCTGGTGCGCCGCAAGAAGGCGTTCAAGTTCGCCAACAGCGCAACCGACGCGGTAACGCAGGCCAGCCTCGGCAAGGTCTGCTACATCGAGGACGACGAGACCGTGTCCGGGACCAATGCCGGCGGCAACACGCAGTCGGCGGCCGGCATCGTGATCGGCGTCGAATCCGACGGCGTCTGGGTCGAGTAACGCGACCCGCAGCACAACCCCGCAATCACCAGGAGACATCCCCATGAAATCCCTGCTCAAACTCGTCGCTCTCGCCGCCGCCGGCGTTGCGGCGTTTCTGGCCCTGCCCGCCGGCGCGGCCGTTCCCCCGGTAACGCTCGACCCCGAAGCGCTGCCGGCCATCGCGCTCGCCGGAATGCTGGTGAACAAGGAAGCCATCAACAGCGTCTTCATCAGCCTGAAGGCAACCTTCAACAACGCCTTCGGCGCCGCGCCCAAGGTGTGGGACAAGATCGCGATGTTGATCCCTTCCGTCTCGGGTCAGAACGATTACGCCTGGCTCTCCAAGTTCCCGAAGATGCGGGAGTGGATCGGCGACAAGAACATCAAGAGCCTTGAGGCCGGCAAGTACACCATCCAGAACAAGGATTGGGAGGCCACCGTCGAGGTCGACCGCAACGACATCGAGGATGATCAGCTCGGCATTTACGCGCCGCAGGCGCAGATGGCCGGCGAGTCGGCCGCGCAGCTGCCCGACGAGATCGTGATGGATCTGGTCAACGGCGGATTCACCAACCCCTGCTTCGATGGGCAGTATTTCTTCGATACCGACCACCAGGTGGCCGGGGTGAGCGTATCGAACAAGCTCACCGTCGCGCTGTCCTGCGCCACGCAGGCCGCAGCCATCGCCAGCTACGGCGCCGCCCGCACGGCCATGCGCAAGTTCAAGGATGACGAGGGCCGTCCGCTCAACATCACCCCGAACGTGCTGTTGGTGCCGCCGGCCCTGGAGCATGTCGCGCTCGCTCTGGTCAATAACGACCGCCTCGACGACGGCAAGGCCAACCCCTACAAGGGTACGGCGCAGGTGGTGTGCGATGCGCGCCTGACCTCGGACACCGCCTGGTTCCTGCTGGATACCACGAAGGCCGTCAAGCCATTCATCTACCAGCAGCGCAAGGCGCCGGTGTTCGTGCAGCAGACCGACCCGCAGGCCGACGACGTGTTCAACCGCAAGAAGTTCAAGTTCGGCGCCGAGGCGCGCGCCGCCGGCGGCTACGGCTTCTGGCAGACCGCGCTGGGCTCGACCGGCGCCGGCTGATCCGCATAACACCCTGAGAGGCCGCTTGAGGCCTGAACCGTGATGCCCCCTCCGCGCTGTGCGGAGGGGGATTGAATCCAGAGGAGTCTGAACATGGCAGAACAGAAATCCAAGACGAAGAAAGTCGCCGGCCTGCGCGTGAGCGCCAAGGTCGCCGGCTTTCGCCGCGCCGGTCGCGCCTGGAGCAAGGATGCCCAGGACGTGCCCGTTTCCGGTTTCACCAAGGAACAGATCGCCCAGCTCAAGGCAGAGCCGATGCTTTCCGTGGTCGAGGTCGAGATCGAAGTTCCGGCAACCGAGTAACGTCTCATGACCTACGCCACCGCCGCCAACCTGCTGGAGCGCTTCTCCGCCGAGGAGATCGCGCAGCGCGCCGACCGAAGCATTCCGCGCCTGGTCACGGCGCAGATGCTGGCGACGGCGGCGGCAGGCGGCGACATGTCCGGCTTCACGGCCGAGGAGCAGGCGGCTTCCGCCGCCGTGCTGGCCCTCGTTCAGGGGGCGCTGGCCGATGCCGCCAGCGAGATCGACGGCTACGTCGCCTCGCGTTACCGCGTGCCGCTCGATCCGTCGCCGGCGATCATCCGTCGGCTGGCCTGCGATCTGGCGCGCCACAATCTCTACGACGACCAGGTGACCGAGGTCATCCAGAAGCGCCGCGACGCGGCCGTGGCCACGCTGCGGGACATCGCGGGCGGCAAGATCAGCCTCGGCGATCCGGCCAGCGCGCCGCCCAGTGGTGGCCTGGTCGAATACAGCGGCCCGGCCAAGGTCTTCAGCCGGCCGGCGAACGGGGGGCTGCGGTGAGCGACTTTTCCGTCAAGTTCGACGACGCGCGCATCCAGGCCGGTCTTCGCGGCCTGATCGCTTTCGGCGGCGATGCCTCGGCGGCGATGGCCGACATCGCCGCCCTGGGCCAGAACACCACCCGCGAGCGCTTTCGCACCGAGACCGGGCCAGACGGCGAAAAGTGGAAGAAAAGCCTGCGTGCCCGGCTCACGGGCGGGCGCACGCTGACGCAGGCCGGTCACCTGGCCGGTTCGCTGTCGGGCCGATCCGGCGCCGACTTCGCCGAGTGGGGTGTGAATCGCATCTATGCGGCCATCCACCAGTTCGGCGGCGAGATCCGCGCCAAGGGCAGCGCGCTGCGCTTTCGCCTGGCTGGCGGCGGTTTCGCCACCGTCAAGAAGGTCACGATGCCGGCGCGGCCATTCCTCGGTCTGTCCGGCGACGACGAGACCGACATCCTCGACATTCTCCAGGCACGCCTGGCGGGGGCCTTGAATGCTGGCTGAAGCCGAAGACGGCCTGATCGCCCTGATCAAGACGGCGGCGCTGGGGCAGAAGCTGACCACCGTCGCCAGCCTGCCGGAGATCGATGGCGCCAACCTGGTCGGCCGCTTCGGCGCCGAGGCGCCGGCGGTCTATGTAGCGCCCTCCGGTTTCGTGGTGGCCGATGGCGAGGCGCGGCCCCGTTACGGCTTTGCCTGCGTCGCGCGCAACCCGCGCGGCCAGGACGCCGCCCGCAAGGGCGACGGCAAGGCTATCGGCCTTTACCAGATCGTCGAAGGCGTGGCCGCGCTGGCTGATAGCGGCACCGCTGGCGAGTTGCGCTGGCGCGTGACCGGCGTCGATTTCGTGCCGGACGAAGCGCTGTTCAAGGCCGGCCTTTACGTCGCCGTGGTGCGCGTCGAGGCGGCCGGCGCCGTGCCGCTGCTGCCGCTGCTCGACCCCGCGCTGCTCGACGACTTCGAGACCTTCCGCGCCAGCTACGACATCGCGCCGCACGCCAGCGCCGCCGAGCATGCCAAGTGGGCGGGCGATCCGCCCGACCACACCACCACGGCCCCGGAGGTTTCCGAGACCGTCACCGTCCAGTCCTAGAGGAGAGCCCCATGCAAGTCATCGCCACCCCCATCAACGGCGCCCGCGTGCGCAAGCCCGACGGCCAGATTCTCAAGCCGGAAGGTGAGACGGTCGAGCGCGATTCGTTCTGGCTGCGCCGCAAGAAGGACGGCGACGTCAGCCTGGCGCCGGTGAAATCCGCCAAGGCCGCCACCGCCCCCGCCCCCGCCCCCAAGAAGTAACGCCGTAACGCCCACCCTACAGGAGGCCCCATGCCCGATAACATCACCTTCATGTCGATCCCCACCGACTGGCGCGTTCCCGGCGCCTGGCTGGAGATCGACCACACCCGCGCGGTGCGCGGCCTGCCCAACATGCCGCGCCGCGTGCTGCTGCTCGGTCAGCGTCTTTCCACCGGCACCGTTGCCGAGGGCGTGCTGACCCGCGTCACCCGTGAGGTCGACGGCGTCAACTACTTCGGGCGCGGCTCGATGCTGGCGCAGATGGTGCCCGCCGTGCTCAAGGCGCACCCGACCGCCGACCTGTGGGCGCTGGCCCTGGACGATCTGGGCGCGGGGGCAGCCGCCACCGGCACGATCACCTTCGCCGGCACGCCGACCGAGGCCGGCACGCTCAACCTCTATGTCGGCGGCAAGCCGGTCAAGGTGGGTATCACGGCCTCGCAATCGGCCAGCGCCATCGCCACCGCCGTCGCCGCCGCGATCACTGCGCTGCCCGATCTGGCGGTCACCGCCGCCGCCGAGGCCGCCGTGGTCACGCTCACCGCCAAGCACAAGGGCGAGGAAGGCAATGGCATCGACGTGCGCCTCAACTACTACACCGGCGAGGTCATGCCCAAGGGCATGACCGCCGCCATCGTGGCCCTGTCCGGCGGCACCGGCAACCCGGACGTGCTGGATGCCATCGCCGCCATGAGCAGCGGCGCCTTCTACACCGTGGTGATGCCCTGGACCGACGTGGCCAACGTGGCGGCGATGGAGACCGAACTGCAAAGTCGCTGGGGCGGCCTGGACATGCGCACCGGACATTGCTTCGGGTTCAAGGGCGGTACCTTCGCCGGCCTGTCCGCCTACGGCGCGGCGCGAAACAGCCCGCACACCACCTTTGCCGGCCTCAAGGGTTGCCCGACCCTGCCTTGGGTGGTGGCCGCGCAGTTCGCCGCCGCCGTCGAGCGCTCCGGCGCCAACGATCCGGCCATCCCGTTCCGGGGGCTGGCGCTGCCCGACGTGCTGGCCCCGGCCGAGGCCGACCGCTTCACCGACGCGGAGCGCAACCTGCTGCTCTACGACGGCATCAGCACCATCATCTTCGACCCATCGGGCGCGGCGATGGTCGAGCAGGTCATCACGACCTACCAGACCAACACCTTCGGCATGGAAGACCGCAGCCTGCTCAAGCTCAACACCAAGTGGACCGTCGATTACCTGCGTTACACCTTCCGCTTTGCGGTGGTGCGCGATTACCCGGCGCACAAGCTGGCCGGCGACGACGTGCTGCAATACATCGCGCCGGGCCAGAAGATCGCCACGCCGAAGCTGATCCGCGCCACGCTGATCGCGGCGGCGGCCCAGCTTGCCCGCGTCGGCCTGCTCGAAGACCTGGAGCAGTTCAAGGCCGACCTGATCGTGCAGCGCTCCGAGGCCGACGAGTGCCGCGTCAATGCCGTCATCCCGCCCAACGTCGTGAATCAGTTCGACGTCTTCGCGGCGGCCGTCCAGTACATCCTGTAAGGGGGAATCGTCATGAGCAATCAGGTTACCGGCCGCGTTTTCGTCACTGTCCAGGGCGAACGGCTGCGCAGCAAGGAAGGGGCGACGCTGAAGTTCGGCGGCGTCGAACGCGAGGACGTGCTGGGCGACGGCGGCGTGCTCGGCTACTCGGAAAAGACCTCCGCGCCCGAGATCGACTGCACCCTCGCCCACAACGCGGCCTTCAGCGCGAAGAGCTTTCAGGACATCACCGACGAGCGCGTGATCTTCGAGACCGACACCGGCAAGACCTACGTGCTGGCGAACGCCTGGTGCAAGGGCGCCCTGGAGCTTTCCAAGGGCGAGGTCGGCTTGCGCTTCGGCGGCCTGTCTTGCGAGGAGGGTTGAGCGTGGCGGCCGAAGTCACTGTCCCTCTCGTCGACGGCATCAAGCTGGGCGGCGAGCAGGTCATGAGCGTCACGCTGCGCGAGCTGCGCGCCGGCGACATGATCGATGCGCAGTTCGAGGCCGAACGTCTGGTCGATACGCGCAGCGGCCCGCAGCTCGTCGCCAGTCCGGCGGCGATGGGGTTGGCGCTGCTGCGCCGGCAGATCGCGCGCCTCGGCGCGATCAACGGGCCGGCGACGCTGGAGGATTTGCGCAAGCTCTCCGGCTGCGACATGGCCCTGATCCAGGCGGAAGCCGAGCGGCTCGATGGCGCCGTCGGCCGTGCGCTCGGCGCGGCGGTGGCCGACCGGGGGCGAGACGAAGGGGTGGGTGCGCCAGCTTGAGACCGCGTGCGTGGCCATCGCCACGCGCACCGGCTGGTCGAGCGATGCGCTCGCCGCATTCACCCTGCGCCGCTTGATGCGGTGTTTTGACGATCTGAACCGCAAGAAACAGTAGGGGCACATGAGCGAACTCAAGGCATCCGTCAAGCTGGACATGAGCGGCAACCTGCAACAGCAGGCACGCCGCGCATCGGATGCGCTCGCCGACATGAGCCGGCGCGGCCAGCAGCACATGCGCATGCTCTCCACCGCAGGCGCCGCCGTGGGGCGCGGACTGGACCGCCTCGGCAACCGTTACACGGCCTTCCTTACCGGCGGCGGCCTGGTGATGGCCGGCCGCCAGGTGATGGCGCTGGAAACGCGCTTCACGCGCCTCGGCATCCAGGCCGACAAGAGCGCGGCGGACATGAACGCCCTCAAGCGCGAGATCTACGAGGTCGCGCAGATGAGCGACGTGCGCGTCGATCCGGGCGAGATCACCGGCGCCATCGAGGCCATCGTCGAAAAGACCGGCGATCTGGAATTCGCGCGCCAGAACATCCGCAACATCGGCGTGGCGATCCAGGCCACCGGCGCCCAGGGCACGGCCATCGGCGAGCTGCTCGGCGAGTTGCAGAAGATGGGCAGCTTCAAGGGGCCGGACGATGTCCTGCGCGCGCTCGACACCCTCAACCTGCAAGGCAAGGAAGGCGCCTTCACGCTCCAGAACCTCGCCGCCCTCGGCCCGCGAGTCATCACCGCCTACGCGGGCGCCGTGAAGGGTGGGCGCGTAGGCGCCCAGGTGTTGAAGGAAATGGGCGCGGCGCTCCAGGTGATCCGCATGGGCACCGGATCGTCCGAGCAGGCCGCGACGGCCTTCGAGCGACTTTTGTCCGAGTTGCAGGACAAGGAAAAGCTCAAGGTGCTGCAAGCCAACGGCATCCAGTTGTTCGACCCGAAGCAACCCGGCGCCGAGGTATTGCGTCCGATCAACGAGATCCTGCTGGAGGTCCTGAAGAAGTCCGGCGGACGGCGCACGATTCTGGGGAGCGTCTTCGGCGCCGAGTCGATCCGGGCCTTCAACGCCCTGACGCCGGAGCGCATCGAGCAGTTCATGCGGGCGCAGGGCGATGGTGCCGCCACGCTGCGCGACGCGGAGCGCGCCGCGAAAACCTCGGCGGCGGCGTTACAGAATCTCTACACCGCCTGGGGGCGCTTCGCGGATAGCGAACTGACCGGCCCGATTCAGTCGCTGGCCGACAAGCTCAACAGCCTCGAACCCGGCACCGTCGACCGCTGGATGCAGATCGCGAAGTGGATCGCCCTGATCGGCGGCGGCGCGATCATCGCGCGCAAGGGGCTCGGCGCGATCAGCGCGGTGCGCGGGGTATTCGGCGGCAAGGGTGCGGCGGGCGCCCCGGGGGGCGCGGCGGGCATGGCCGGCGTCACGCCGGTGTATGTGGTCAATCTGCCCGGCGCGGGCCTGCCCGGCATGGCCGGCGGAGCGGCGGGCGGCACGGCACGCACGGCGGGGCGGATCGCCTCGCGCGCGAAGTCGCTGGCGGTGCTGGCGGGCGGCCTGCCTTTGTCGGCCTGGGGGTCGATGGGCGCGGCCGGGCTGGCCACCGCCGGCACCGGAGTGCTGGCGGCCGGTGGCGTCGGCTATGCGGCCGGCACCGGAATCAGCAAGCTCATCGAGGGCACCGCCTTCAGCGACGCCATCGGCGCGGGCATCGCGAAGGCGCTGGCAGCCTTCGGCAACGAGTCGGCGCGCGAGGCGGTCAAGCTCAACGGCGAGGTGCGCATTCGTCTCGACCAGGAGGGCCGCCTGTCTTCGGTTTCCGCCCGTTCCAGTAATCGCGACGTGCCGCTGTCGATCGACGGCGGCACGACGATGGTGATGCCATGACGGCGTGGCGCGATCAGCTTCAAAAGGCGAGCTTTCGCGGCGTGCCTTTTCATGTGCGCAGCGCGGACACCGAAGAGGGCCGGCGCGGCGTGCTGCACGAATACCCGCAGCGGGACGATCCCTTCGTCGAGGACATGGGCCGCAAGGCCGGCGAGTTTTCGCTCGAAGCCTTCGTCTTCGGCGCCGATTATTTCAAGGCCCGCGACGCGCTGCGCGATGCGCTGAAGCAGCCCGGCGCCGGCGAGCTGGTGCATCCGACGCTGGGCCGCTTGCGGGTGGCGCTGACCTCGCCGTATCGCATGGCCGAATCGCTGGTTGATGAAGGCGGCATGGCGCGCTTCAGCCTCAAGTTCACCGAGGCCGGAGAGAACGCGCACCCGGCGGCGGCGGTGCATACGCCCTACGTCGTCGAGCGTGCGGCGGACGCGGCCGAGGAAGCCGCCCTCGACGATTTCGCGGAGGTGTTCGACGTGGCCGGCCTGCCCGAGTTCGTGGCGGACGACGCGCTGGCCGTGCTGGACGAGGCGCTGGGCGCGCTGGACGCGGTGCGCGACGGGCTGGTGCCGGACCTGTCCTCGCTGACGGATTTCGCCGGCGATCTGCTGGGTGTGGCATCGTCGCTTTCCTCGCTGATCCGCACGCCGCAGGCGCTAGCCTCCAGCGTGGTCGGTTTATTCGGCGGGCTGCGCGCGCGCCTGCTCTCGCCGCTCGACGCGCTGGCGGCGCTGGGGCGGTTGTTCGGTTACGGCTCGACGCGGTCGTCCGTGCCGACGACGACGCCCGCGCGTCGTGCCCAGGCGGCGAACCGCGCGGCCGTCGAGGCGCTGGTGCGCCGCGCCGCCGTCATTGAGTCGGCGCGCGCGGCGGCGGGCCTCGACTTCGTCGCGGCGCGTTACGGCTATCAGCAGGCCGCCGCGCTGCGCGAGCGCATCGCCGACGCACTGGACGACGAGGCCGCCGCCGCGACGCATGCTTACGCGCCCTTGATGGATCTGCGCGTGGCCGTGGTGCGCGACATCACCACGCGCGGCGCCGACCTGCCTCGCCTGGCTTCCGTCTCGATGCCGACGACGCTGCCGGCGCTGGTGGTGGCCTATCGAGCCTTCGGCGACGCGCGCCGCGAAGACGAGATCGTGATCCGCAACGGCGTGCGCCATCCGGGCTTCGTACAGGGCGGTCGGCCGCTGGAGGTGCTGGCATGAGCGCCGCGACGCATGGCCGCGCCGAGTTGCGCGTGGCGGGCACGGTCTACGGCGGCTGGAAGACCGTCTCCGCGACCTGTTCCATCGAGCAGGTCGCCAACGGCTTCGAACTGGGCGTGACCGAGCGCTGGCCAGGGCAGACGGCAAGCCGGCCGATCCGGCCGGGCGATGCCTGCGAGCTGCTGCTCGATGGCGAGACAGTGGTCACGGGCTACGTCGACGACGCGAAGCCGGCGTTCGGCAAACAGGCGCACGCGCTGACGGTGCAGGGCCGCGACGCCACGGGCGACCTGGTCGATTGTTCGGCCATTCACAAGTCCGGCCAGTGGATCAATGCGACGCTGGAGCGCATCGCGCGCGATCTGTGCGCGCCCTTCGGCATCAAGGTCAAGGTCGAGGCCGATGTCGGCGCGGCCTTCACGAGCTTCAACATCGAGCAGGGCGAGACGGTCTTCGACTGCCTGGAGCGGGCCGCGCGGCAACGGGCCGTGCTGCTGATCGCCGACGGTGTGGGCGGGCTGGTGCTCGCGCGCGCCGGCACGGCACGGGCGGCGACGGCCCTCGTCGAGGGCGAGAGCATCCTCGAAGGCAACGGCCAGTTCGACTGGAAGGATCGTTATTCGACGATCACCGCGAAGGGGCAGGAACGCTCGGACGACGACTTCAACGGCACGGCGGCGGCCGGACCTTCGGCCACCGTGCGCGACGCGGAGATCACGCGCCATCGCCCGCTGATCGTGCTGGCGGAAGCGCATGGTGCCGGTGCCTCGCTGAGGGCGCGCGTGACGTGGGAACGCAACGTGCGCATGGGGCGCGGCACGCGCGCCACCGTGACGGTGCAGGGCTGGCGCGACGGCGCGGGCAAGCTCTGGCGCCCCAATACCCTGGTTCCGGTGCACGCGCCGTCGCTGTGGCTGGCCGATACCGAGCTGCTGATCGCCGCCTGCCTCTACTCGCTCGACGACGACGGCGGCACGCGCACGACGCTGTCGCTGGCGCGCCGCGAGGCGTTCGACGTGATCGCCGACGGCGGCAAGTCGAAGAAAGGCAAGTCGCTGCTGTGGGACGCGCAGTCATGAGCCGCGAACTGGTCAAGGCACTCGGCCCGCTGGCGCGCCGCCTGCGCCTGATGGCCTCGCGCGCCGTGTTGAGCCTGATCTCCGACGCGCCCGGCGTGCAGGTCGTGCAGGTGCGCCTGCTCGACGGCGAGGTGCGCGGCGGCATCGAGCGCATGCAGAACTACGGATTCACCAGCGTGCCGCTGCCGGGCGCCGAGGGCGTTTATCTCTCGCTCGGCGGCGACCGCGACCACGGCGTGGTGATCGTCGCCGATGATCGGCGCTATCGGGTCAAGGGCTTGGCGGCGGGCGAGGTGGCGATCTACGACGACCAGGGCCAGAAGATCGTCCTGTACCGCGACCGCATCGAGGTCGAGGGAGCGAAGATCGTCGTCAAGGGCGACGATGTGCATCTTGGCGCCGAGGGCGGTCCGCGCGTGGCCCGCATCGGCGACCGCGTCGAGGTCGGCAGCGGGTCGAGCGCCGGGCTGTGGCCCATCGTCGAGGGCAGCGACAAGGTGAGCTGCGCATGACGGATATTCGCACGATCTTCATCAGTTACGAAAAGGGCGCCGACTGGCTTATGGCCGCGCCCGGCCTGGCCAGCGACGCTGGGCTCGACACGGCGGTTATCCTGTCGCTTTTCTCCGACGCCCGCGCGCTCGCCTCGGACGATGTGCCGGCGCCCGGCGACGTGCGCGGCTGGTGGGGCGATGCCTACGCCACTGTCGACGGCGACCGCTTCGGCTCGCGCCTGTGGCTGCTCGGCCGGCGCAAGCAGTTGCCCGCGGTGCTGGCCGAGGCCAAGGGCTACGCCGAGGAGGCGCTGGCCTGGCTGGTGCGCGACGGCGTGGCCAGCCGCGTCGAGGTCGATGCCTTCATTCCGCGCGACGAAGTGCTCGGCCTGGCCGTCGCGATCTCGCGACCGAACGGCCAGCCGGTGCGCTACCGCTTCGAGACCATCTGGAACTCTATCTAGGACACCGCGATGCCTTTTTCCCGCCCCGCCCTGCCGACCCTGATCGCCCGCGCCGAAGCGGACATCGAGACGCGCCTGCCCGGCGCCGACGCCCGGCTGCGCCGCTCGAACCTGAACGTGCTGGCGCGCGTGCATTCCGGCGCCGCGCACGGCCTTTACGGCTACCTCGACTGGATCGCGCGGCAGGTGCTGCCGGATACGGCCGAGTCGGAAATGCTGGAGCGCCACGCGTCGATCTGGAAGGTGCCACGCCTTGCGGCGGCGCCGGCCATCGGTGCGGTCGTTTTCACCGGCACCAACGGCGCGACGATCCCCGTCGGCACGCCGCTGCTGCGCTCGGACGGCGCGGAATACGTCACGACGGCCGAGGGCGTCGTCGCTGGTGGGTCGGTCGAGGTAGGCGTTACCGCGAGTGCGGTGGGGCAGGTGGGTAACGCGGTCGCGGCCTCGGTGCTGAATCTGGAAGCGCCCATCGCCGGCGTCAATTCGACGGCCACCGTCACCGCGGGCGCTCTCACCGGCGGCGCCGATATCGAAAGCGACGACAGCCTGCGCGCGCGGCTGCTGGCCCGCATCCAGGCGCCGCCGCATGGCGGGGCGTCGCACGACTACGTCGCCTGGGCGCTCGAAGTGGCGGGCGTCACGCGCGCCTGGTGCTACCCGCAGGAACTCGGCCTTGGCACCGTCACCGTGCGCTTCGTGCGCGACGACGATGCCAGCCCGATCCCGGATGCCGGCGAGGTCGCGGCGGTACAGGCGTACATCGATGCGCTGCGGCCGGTGACGGCCGACCTGACCGTGGTCGCGCCCGTTGCCGTACCGCTCGACTTCACGATCTCGATTACACCGGACACCTCCGCGATCCGTGCCGCCATCGAGGCCGAGCTGCGCGACCTGCTGCGCCGCGAGTCCGAGCCGGGCGCCACGATCCTGCTGTCGCACATCCGTGAGGCGATCTCGCTGGCCGCTGGCGAGAACGATCACACGCTTACCGTGCCGGCCGCGAACGTGACGCATGCCGTCGGTGAGATGGCCACCTTCGGGACAATCACATGGGCCTGACCGCCACCGATTACCTTGCCCAGCTTCAGGCGCTGCTGCCGCAAGGCCCGGCCTGGCCGCGCGACGCCGACGCCGAGCTGACCCGGCTACTCGCCGCTTGGGCCGACGAAATGGCGCGCATCGACGCCCGCGCCGCCGACCTGGTCGAAGAAGCCGACCCACGAACCACCGCCGAGCTGCTCGCCGACTGGGAGCGCGTGGCCGGTCTGCCCGATGCCTGCGTCGAGGCGCTGGCTGGCGCGCAGACCACGGCCCAGCGCCGCGCCGCGCTGGTCGGCAAGCTCACCACTATCGGCGGGCAGAGCGCTGCTTACTACATCGCGCTGGCTGCCAGCCTGGGCTATGCGATCACGGTCACCGAGTTCCGGCCGTTCCGCGCCGGCCAGTCCTGCGCCGGCGACGCGCTGACGAACGACGAGTGGATCTTCGCCTGGCAGGTCAACGCGCCGGAGACCACCATCGTCGACTTCGCCGCCGGCCGCTCTTGCGCCGGCGACCCCCTGCGCGCCTGGGGCAACGAGTTGCTCGAATGCGTCATCACCCGGCTGAAGCCGGCCCACACCCACGTTTTGTTTGCTTACGGTTAAGGAGCCGCCATGCACAGAATCGACCACGTCACCGCCGCCCCTGGCGGCCTGTTCACCGAGGGCAACCCGTCGGGTACCGTGCCCGCCACGACGGTCACCGCCGACTGGCTCAACGCACTCCAGGAGGAAATCGCCAACGTCATCGACCTCGCCGGCGACGAACTCGACAAGGAAGACAACACGCAGCTCGCGCAGGCCATCGCGGCGCTGATCGCGGCGAGCATCCCCGAGGTGCCGGCCGCCACCGAAGAAGCCCAAGGCCTCGTCGAGCTGGCCACCGACGCTGAAGTGCTTGCTGGCACGGATGCCGCGCGTGCCGTTACACCCGCCACGCTTCTGGCTGGCTTGCTCGGTGCTGGTGGTACCGGAGGTAATGACTACGTGACTATTCCGTTCAGGGACAAGACGTCTGGGGTGCGGCGGAGTCTGATCATTCAGTGGGTCACCGCGACCGTGAACGCGAGTTCTTCGCTGGCAATAACCTTGCCGGTGGCGTTCCCGACGGCCGGTCTGTTCGCGCTCGGCGGCGACTGGGGATCGGCGGGGCAGTACGTGTCCATCAACGCGACGCCATCGACCACACAAGTCACCGTCAACAACGGCACCGCGCAGACCACTGTCGTGGGCGTGATCGCCATCGGTCATTAAGGAGCCATCATGTATTTTTCAAAAACAACCGGCGCGTTCTATGCCAGCGCAATTCACGGCGACAACATCCCGGCCGACGCCGTCGAGATCACCCCTCAAGAACATGCCGCACTGTTGGACGGCCAGTCGCAAGGGATGCGCATCGTCGCCGATGGCGAGGGCCGGCCGATGCTCGCCGATCCGCCGGCGCCGACTTTGGGCGAAGTGAAGGCCGCCGCGCTGGCGGCCATCGACCGCGCGGCCGGCGTGGCGCGCGCGCGCTACATCACCATCGCGCCGGGTCAGGAGGCCACCTACCTGCTCAAGGCGCAGCAGGCCGCCGCCTTCAAGGGCGCCGGCTACGCCGGCGCCGTGCCCGGTCTGGTGCAGGCCGAAGTCGATGCCACCGGCGCGACGCCGCAGGAAGCCGCCGACGCGATCCTCGCCGAGGGCGCGGCCTGGGAATTCAAGGCCGCGCAGATCGAGAGCGCGCGTCGTCGCGGCAAGGTGGCAGCCGGCAATGCGGCCGACGTCGCCGGCGTGCAGGTCGCGCAGGCGGCGGCCGAGGTTGAGCTTGAGGCGCTGTAGATGCAGGTTGCCTTCATCTACAGCCGAAAGAAGATCAGCGGCCGGCTGACGAAATTCTGGACGGGCAGCCACTGCTACCACGTCGGCCTCGTCTCGCCCGACGGCTGGTTCTACGACCAGCACTGGATCTTCCGCAAGCGGCGCTGGGACGGCCTCTACGCTCCGGCCAACGTCGTTCTGGTCGGGGTGCCGGTGCCTGTCGATCCGGCGCGCCTCGACCGGCTCGTCGTGGATGAGCGCGAGCGCCTGGCCGACACCTTCAGCGGCGAGCACTCGCTGGAATCGCTGCTCGACCTGCTCTACGGCTGGCGCGACTACCTCGCCTTCGCGCTGCGGCCCGTCTATCACCTGTTCGGCCGGTCGACGCCGAACTTCGGCGGGATCATCTGCTCGGAGCGCGTCGGCGACATCCTGATCGCCTGCGGCTGGCGCGTGCGCTTCCCGGAAGTGCCGAGCCCGGCCGATCTTGAGGTCGCAATCTTTGGGAGAAAGGACGCAATCAAGCGGGGCGCTGTTAAATAAGGACGGGCGACCGGCAGGGGTGCAGGAACACCCAAGCCGGCCGCCAATCAGCAGCGACAGCCTGCATCATGGCCGAAGACCCGTCACCGTGATCACGGCGGGGCAAAGGCTACAAGAATCGGGCTTTGACGTGGAAACGATCAGATGTGGTAACTGCAACAGAAAACTGGCGGAGGCTGAATACAGCCGCATCGCTATCAAATGTCCCAAGTGCGGGACGTTGAATTTCCAGAGGGCCGCGAGCCCCTTCACCCAAGAGCGCCATCGAGCGTCGTGCCGAAAGGAAACGACCGATGGCCAAGAGAAGCAGTAGCACCCCGATCTTTAACAACCCGGACCATGTAACGCTCGAAGGGGCCGAGCTCTACCGAGGCGACTGTCTGGCGATCCTGCCGGGCATCGCCGGCCCCTTCGATGCCGTGGTGACGGACCCGCCCTACAGCTCGGGCGGACAATCCAAGGGCGACCGCGCCCGCTCGACCGGCGACAAATACCTCAACAGCGGCGCGGCGAAATACCCCGACTTCCTTGGCGACACAAAAGACCAGCGCAGCTACCTGCATTGGTCGGCGCTCTGGATGGGCCTGTGCCTCGAAAAGCTGGCCGATGGCGGCCTGATGGTCGTCTTCAGCGACTGGCGCCAACTACCCGTTACCACCGACGCCATGCAGGCCGCCGGAGTAACGTGGCGCGGCATCGCGGTATGGGACAAGACCGGCGGCGCCCGCCCCTACAAGGGCGGCTTTCGCAGCCAGGCCGAATACATCGTCTGGGGCAGCAAAGGTGCGCTTAAAGGTGAGCGTTACTCGCCGGGGGTATTTCGGGTCAATCCGCAGGCCGGCGGCAAGCTGCACCAGGTAGGCAAACCGTTACCCCTGATGGAGGATATTGTGGCCGCCTGCGGCCCCAGAATCCTCGATCCGTTCATGGGGTCGGCGACGACTGGCGTGGCGGCCCTAGCCCAGGGAAAGCGGTTCGTCGGGATCGAGGCTAGCAGGCATTACTTCGGGGTCTCGGCGGAGCGGCTTCGGGGCGGATAAGGCTATTTATCAGGCGTATTATCAGCCTTCATTTCTAAGGGAGGCTGATGATGGATTGCTATAAATGGGACATCAATGGCGGATGTTTTGTGCCTGCCGTCGATCCTACCGCCAATTCAAATTACAGCAGCGTTGCCGAGGCTATTTGGGAAGCCGGCTATCAGCGAGAATTTTCCAGTTCCGATGCAGATGTGATGGGGGCGTCGGTCGCTGTCTATCGCCGTAGATCAGATAGTGTTGTGCCGACTTACTATGTCGACCTGATGGGTGAAAACTCCGGAATCGCTACGTTCGTGGCAGACGACTTTTTTGGCCTTCTGGCTACCCTTCAGCAAATCAACCCATTCCTGGCCCTGATACGCCTAGATCAGCATGCTTGGTCTGCGGTTAAAGATTCCGAGGAGTAGTGCCAAAACGCGCGCAAAACGGTGCCAAAACGCGCGCGCGCTTACAGTGGCGCCGACGCTGAACACGCGGACGCGGCAAAGAAAAAAGGCCTGGATCGGTTTCCAGGCCCTTGTTCAGGCGCGATGTGTTGGTGGGCGGTACTGGGATCGAACCAGTGACCCCTGCCGTGTGAAGGCAGTGCTCTACCGCTGAGCTAACCGCCCGACACTTGCGCGGCGCGCATTATAGCCTTACTTGATCACGGCGGCGATGGCCTTGGCGACGTAGTCGATGTTCTTCGTGTTGAGCGCGGCGACGCAGATGCGGCCGGTGCCGACGGCGTAGATGCCGTAGTCGGCGCGCATTTTCTCCACCTGGGCTGTCGTCAGGCCCGTGTACGAAAACATGCCGCGCTGGACATTGATGAAGCCGAAGTCGGGCGCACCGTTGGCGGCGAGCTTCTCGACCAGGCTGGTGCGCATGGCGCGGATGCGGTCGCGCATGCCGGCCAGTTCGTCTTCCCACATTTGGCGCAGCTCGGGGCTGGCGAGGCAGGCGGCGACGACGGCGCCGCCATGGGTGGGCGGATTCGAGTAGTTGGTGCGGATCACGCGCTTGACCTGTGAGAGCACGCGCGCCGATTCGTCCTTGCTCGAGGTGACGATGGTCAGCGCGCCGACGCGTTCGCCGTAGAGCGAGAAGGACTTCGAGAAGGAGCTGGAGACGAAGAACTGCAGGCCGGAAGCGGCGAACAGGTCGAGGGCGACGGCGTCCTGCTTGATGCCGTCGGCGAAGCCCTGGTAGGCCATGTCGATGAAGGCGACGAGGTTCTTCTCCTTCACGGCGGCCACGACTTCCTTCCATTG